AGGGCTTTTCAGAGACGACATGTCGAAAACTAGGGTAGTCAAAAGCAGCCCGAAATCGGAGGTGGTGGCGCGTGACCGATGCCGAGCGCATGTGCGCGGAGCTGGGTGGCCCGATGCATGACCAAGCTGTGGAGCTTGCGGAAAACGTGCTGTTCATGGCCGCGAAGCTGGAAGAGACGCGGCGCGAGATGGAAGACCAGCCGCCCATCATCGAGTACAACAACGGCGGCGGGCAATGCGGCATGAGAGAGAATCCCATCTATAAGACCTACGTCATGCTCAACCGCCAATACGTCAACGCGCTGCGTCAGCTCAACGACATGCTGGGCGTGAAGATTCAGCCCGACGAGGACGCCGACGATGACCCGCTCTCCATGATCGTGGAGAAGTACCGCAATGGAGACTAGGCGCGGCGCGACCACGCCGACGCTGCGAGTTGCGCTGCCCTACGAAAAGACCTACGCGCCCATCGCCTGCGACCTCATGGATGCAATCGGGCAACCAGCCGACGATGCAGAGCGCGGCGTGCTCTCCGACTGGCTGGCATACGGCGATGACGGCGCATGGACGCACCGACTCAACTACCTCGAATGCTCGCGACAAAACCTCAAGACGTGGTCGCTCATCACACGCATGCTCTTTGGCGCACTCGTGCGCGGCGAGCGCATCCTCTACACCGCGCAGAACGGCGACACCGCGTCCGAGATTCGCGAGACGATGTACGGTCTGGTCGGCGAGACCGGCAACGACCCGAAGTGCGCGTTTCCGTGGCTCAACAAGCGCGTGCTCAAGTGCAGCAAGAAGACCGGGCACGAGTGCATCTACTTCCGCAACGGCGGGCGCATCTACTTTTCGACGCGAACGAACACCGCAAAGCTCGGCTACACGGTGGACGTCGTGCTCTACGACGAGTGTCAGGAGCTGACCGAGGCGCAGCTCTCCGCGCTCATGGCAACGGCATCGGCGGCACCGCTGCGCAACCCGCAGTACATCTTCGTCGGCACGCCGCCGACTCCCGAGACCAAGGGCGATGGCATATTCCAGGCGAAGCGCGACGCGGTCGCAAACGGCACTATCGGCGAGCCCGCATCGCTCAACGAGTGGTCGGTATCCGACATCGAGGGCTTCGTGCTCGATGCCGAGCACATCGCCAATCCAGACTACTGGTACGCATGCAACCCCGCGCTCGGCGTTCGCATCACCGAGGACGCCGTGCGCTCCGAGGTCGCGTCGTTCGTCTCGCCGCTGAAGTTCGCGCAGCAGCGTCTTGGCTACTGGCTCCCGCCCGTGCGGTTCGAAGCGGCGCTGGACGAGGAGCAGTGGAATAAGTGCGCCACCACCGAGCCGCCGACCACGGGACTCGTGGTCTACGCGGTGAAGTTCAGCGCGGACGGCTCCACTGGCGCGATTGCGGCATGCCGCAAACCCGAGAGCGGGAAGCCGCACATCGAGGTCATCAAGTCGGTGTCGCTCTCTGCCGGCATCGACTACTTCACGAACTGGCTTGCGCAGCGAAAGGGCAAGGCCGCGCAGATAGTGGTGGACGGAGCGAGTAACGCGCAAGACCTCACCGAGCGTCTGCTCCGCGCGAAGGTTCCCCAATCGTGCATCGTGCGTCCGAGCGCGTCCGACGTGATCGCGGCGTGCTCGATGCTCAACAACGCAGTCAAGGAGCAGTCGGTCACGCACTTCGACCAGCCCGCGCTCAATCTCAGCGCGACCCACACCAAGCGCCGACCAATCGGCAAGACGGGCGGCTGGGGATTCGCGTCCACCGACGAGGCCGACGCAACGCTCATCGAGGCTTGTGCGCTCGCGCACTGGCAAGCCATCACCACCAAGCGCGACCCGAGCAGAAAGGCGGTGGTCTTCTAGTGGCCATCATCACCGACGCTGCACCGCTGCAGCAGCCCGACACGTGGCACGAGCTGCGGCGCATGGACTACGGCGAGTGGAATCTACCGAGGTTTGCCGGGGACATGCCCGACGAATGGGCAACGGTCGCGACGTACCTGTTCGCGCTACGCGAGTCCAAGGAGCATCGCAACCGCATGCGCCGTCGCTACTACGACGGCAAGAACCACCTGAAGGACTTCGGAATCTCGACGCCGCCTGAGCTGATGAACGTCGAGACGGTCGTTGGATGGCCGCGCATCGCCGTTGATGCGATGGCCGTGCGCTCGCGCTTCGACGGCTTCACCGCCGCCACCACGGAAGTCCAGGAGCTGCTGGACGGCATCGTTGACCGCTCGCGGCTCAAGACCAAGTATCGCCACGCAATCACGCCCGCGCTTATTCAATCCTGCTGCTTCGTCACCGTCACGGAAGACGAGAGCGGCGAGCCGCGCATCGACCTCTACTCCGCCGAGGATGCCGCAGCCGTCTGGGACAAGGCGCGTGGACGCATCGCCTACGGTCTCACCGTCGAAGAGCGCGACAAGAACGGTGAGCCAGTCCGATGCAACCTTGTCACCGAGCACGAGATTGTCCACCTTTGGCGCGACCACTCCGTTTGGGGCTGGTCGGTCGAGCCGTTCGCGCTCGGCGTCGTGCCGATGGGCGTCTTCGCCTACCGCGCGTCCGACATGCGACCGTTCGGCTACTCGCGCATCTCGCGCTCCGTCATGTCGCTCACCGATGCAGCCGTGCGCGTGGCTCTCGGCGGTGATATCGCCTACCAGTTCAGCGTTGCGCCGCAGAAGTACCTGCTCGGCGTTGACCAGGAGGCGTTCGCCGAGCAGACGCGATGGGAAGCCTACATCGGCAACATCATGGCGGTCGGTCGCGACGAGAACGGCGAGGTACCGACGTTCGGGCAGCTCGCCCAAGGCTCCATGCAACAGACCACCGAGTATATGCGTCTTCTTGCATCAAGGTTCACGAGCGAGACCAACGTCCCGCTGCATCAGCTCGGCGTGTCCAGCGACGCAAACCCGCAGAGCGCCGAGGCCATCTACGCGGTGAACGAGCCGCTTGTCATCGAGGTCGAGGAATTCAACGAGACCGCTGGTGATACGCTTCGCGACATCGCGAAGATGTGCATCGCCATCGAGACCGGCACGAGCTACTACGACCTCACCGACGAGCAGCGCGACTTCTCCGCGAACTTCCGCAACCCCGCCATGCCGTCCATCGTCTCTCAGGCCGACGCGATGTCGAAGATTGCCGCGCAGGTCGAGGGATTCGCTGGCACGGATGTCTACTGGGAGCAGATGGGATTCTCAGAGGCGATGCGGCGCAAGGCGCGCCAGCAGACGCAGGCCAACCTGCTCTCGCAGCAGATGGCCCAGCTGTTCGGAGTGAACGAGAATGGCTAGCGTTCCCCGCGCCACGGTGGACGCGTTCACCAGGGGCATCAACGGACTCTCCGAGGAAGCCCGCAGGATGCTCGCGGCGCGTCTCGCGCAAATCGACATCGCCAACGTGAGCGCATCGGCGAACGAAGTTGTTGCCGTCATGGAGGAATACTGCGGCGCAGCCGTGCGCAACGTGGAAGCGCTCGCCAACCGCTTCTACCGCATGGCAAGGATGCAAGCGCTCGGCGTGGACAACTACGATCCAGACGCATCGAGCGACCGCGTCCCAGCAGCCACCGAGGAAGCGACGCGGGCAATCCTGCAGCGCGCGGTGGACGGTGATGTGGACGGCTGCGTGGAGCAGCTGCTACATCGCATCGACTACGAGATTAAGCGCGGCGCGGGCGCGACCGTTCTCAACGCTGGGCAGCGCGACCCCGTGAAGCCGCGCTACGCCCGCGTGCCGACTGGCGCGGAGACGTGCGAGTTCTGCATCATGCTCGCGTCTCGCGGCTTCGTCTATCACAGCGAGACCAGCGCGGGCATGCTCGACCACTGGCACGCCAACTGCGATTGTCGCGTCGTTCCCGGCTTCGGCAAGGAGCCGAAGGTGGACGGCTACGACCCAGACAAGTGGTACGCGATGTACGAGGAGTTGGGTACGCAAGAGCGCCAACGTCTCATTCGCGAGCGGAAGAAGCTCGCCGCACAACAGTGATGAACAAGGCCCCGCAAGGGGCTTTTTTCATATCCATTTTCGCGCCGCACGGCGCAACCCGATGCCCGCACGGGCGAAAGGAGGCCACATGGCCGAGAACACGCAGGAGCCGACGCAGACCACCGAGCCGCAGGAGCCGCAGGGCACCGAGACCGACTGGAAGGCAGAGGCCCGCAAGTGGGAGAAGCGAGCCAAGGAGAACTCCGCTGCGGCGGCAGAGCTGGAAAAGCTTCGCGCGGCGTCCATGAGCGACACCGAGAAGCTGGAAGCCCGCGCAGCCAAGGCCGAGGAGGAGCTGGCACAGCTCAAGTCCGAGCGCGAGTTCGAGATTGCCGTTCGCGAGGTCGCGGCAGAGAAGGGCGTGCCCGAGAGCATGCTCCGTCACTGCGCGACGCGCGAGGACATGGAAGCGCTCGCATCCGAGCTCGCGATGCAGCCCACGAAGGTTGCCCCCACGTCAGCGCAATCCCGACTCGTGGTCAGCCAACCGAGCAAGAAGAGCAATGCGCAGGCATTCGCCGAAATGCTCGACGGAATCTTCTAACAAGAAAAGGAGCCGACAATGGCCTACTCCAACACCAAGATTAACGTTAACCGCACCACCACCGGCATCGTTCTCACCCCCGAGCAGTCGCAGGAGGTCTGGGCTAGCGCCATCAACGAGTCCGCCGTCATGACCCTTG